CTCTACACCGCCGCGAACGGGCGAATTGGCGTGGGGGTGGTGCCGACGGCTGCTCTCGATGTAGACGGTCAATCAAATCTACGCGGGACTGCGACGATAAGCGGTGGTGCCAGCAATGCAAGGCGTCTTGGTTTTGACGCGTCAGGAGTTTATTACAACTGGATCGAGTCTGATGGAACGGTAGGTGCTGGATACATGAGGTTTGCTGTCGGGAATAATGAGAAAATGCGGATAGACTCCTCCGGCAACCTCGGCCTCGGGGTTACGCCGAGTGCGTGGGGTAGCTATTGGAAGGTGGCACAAGTGAGCCGTCAGATTCTGGCCGTCACAGGTGGCGACGCGTTCCTCGGAAACAACTGGTACAACGACGGATCGGCATACAAGTACATCAGCGCTGGGTGGGCGAGCTACTACGACCAGACGGACGGCAAGCATATCTGGGGCGCGTCGCTGAATTCTGGAGCCATCGACGGCACCATCTCTTGGAACACCCAGATGACGCTGGATGCCAGCGGGAATCTGGCTCTTGGAACAGCAACAGCATCCTTCCGAGCGGACATCCAGAACTCCGCTGGTCCGGCGATTCTTCGGCTCAAGGGTGGAAGTGGATCAACCCAAGGAAGTGCGGTCTACATCACAAAGGCTGGTAGCGCGGCAACTCTTTTTGCAGTTGGAGATAGAGCCACAATCCTTGGAGGCACTGTAGATCAGCTCTCGTGCCTATACTCTGAAGTGCCGATTACATTTGAAGTCAACGCAGCCGAACGCCTCCGCATCAAATCAGGCGGCCAGCTCAACTTCGCCGGCTTGGCTGCGGATCCGGCGGGAGCGGCGGCTGGTGACGTCTACTACAATTCTACGGCAGGGGCCTTCAAGTACTACGACACGGCTTGGCAGACGTTCCCTAGGAAGTACTTCACCGCGCTTGCTGGATCGAACACCACGTTTGATGTGGACCATAATCTCAACAGCAGGGAAGTCACAGTCACGGTCCGCAAGACTGCCAGCCCCTACGATCAGGTGTTCACAGATGTGAAGATGACCACAGAAAACAAGGTTCAGGTTGTCTTTGCTTCCACAGTTTCTGGAGCTGACTATACTGTCACCGTCATCGGCTGATCTATGGAGTTCCTCGTAAATCCTGATCTCAAGAATGTGGCTCTAGGTGCCAGCCCAACCGGCTCCACCAAGGTCGCTGTTCTGGAGGGGGCCAACAACACGGTCAAGTATCGCACCGTAGACGACATCGTTTCTGCTGGTGGTGGGACGACGGCCCCTAGGGATTTTCTGGCAACAATCTTTGGAGCAAACGGAACAGGAACAGCCGAAGTAGTATCTGTAAACACGGGCAAAAGCAACTATGGATGGCCATGGGACGGCATCGGGGATCAGGCCGATAGCAAGTTAAGGGGCTGCAAGTTCGTCATACCATTTAAGCCTGCAAATTATAGAATCTCTGCTGTTTGCGTGACGGCTCCTGCATACTCCGCTGGATCAGAACCCTCTGGCGGAAACTTTGGGATTAAGTTTCAAAGGGCGACTACAAATTCAACAAGCGACGGTGATTGGACCGACATCGGAACGCTCAACTTCAAAGGCAAGACCATAGGTGACATCGCAAGCATCAATGGAACTCTATCAATTTCAGGCACTGACACATTGTTTTACATCAGGACATTGCAGGTGAACGACCTGTCATCGTCTGCTAGTGACGCCGAAATTTCGCTTAGATCGTTTGTAATCAATTTCTGGAGCTAATCACCAAACCAAAACATGACCATTGAACTCACCAAGGAGGAGGCCAACGCGCTCCTGCAACTCATCGACATCGCAATCAAAAGCGGCGGCATCCAAGTCGCCAAGGCCGGTGTCATCCTCACCGAGAAGATCCTCGCAGAATCCTCGAAGCAGCAACCCCAACCCGAATAACCTATGATTAATTGGTCCATCGACGCCCTCTGGGTCAAACCCACCGAAGGCGATCTCACAAACGTAGTGGTCACCGCCGCTTGGCGTTGCTCCGGAACTGAAACATCCGGTGGCAAAGAGTACAGCGGAACCACCTTCTCAACGGTGTCCTTCTCGCCTCCTGATCCGAGCGCCTTCATCGAGTACGCCGACCTCACCCTGAACGAGGTGCTCCAGTGGTGCTGGACCTCTGGCGTGGATCGGGCTGTCACCGAGGCCGCTGTGCAGCAGCAGATCCAGCAGGCGATCAACCCGCCGATCATCACGCCGCCATTGCCGTGGGCGAATACCGGAAACCAGCCTTGATCCTTTACAGACAACCACCAAAACAGACGCGCCATGAACGTAGGAGCCAATCTTCAACTCGCCGGTGAGTACGGCGGAACAGCAAACACGGACACCAGCGCAGTGACCGGAACCTTCCGCAAGATCCAGTGCATCACTGCCTGCACGTTCAGCGCTGTCACCGGCAACATCACCAACTTCCCGACCGGAGTATCCATCGGCGCCGGTACTGAGATCGACGGTGTGTTCACTTCGGTCGCAGCTTCAGGGGGCACATTCATCGCACACAATCGTCGCTACTGATGCACACGAGCCACGACAACAACACGCCAACTGGAATACTCGCAGCCGCGGGCGTCTCAACGATCCTGTCGTTGATTCCTGCGCTGACGATGTACATGCAGTTCTCAACCGCGTTGCTCGGCTTCATTCTGGCCGTGTACGCGTTCTGGAAGACGTTCTTCAAGAAACCATCCGACAACGACCCCAAATCCAATGAATGAATCCATCAAGAGTCTGATCCGACACGTCCTGTCCGCTGGCGGTGGCTATCTCGTCGCCAAGGGGCTGGTGAGTGCCGACCAGTTGCCTGAGGTCGTCGGCGCCATCATCACGATCGCTGCAGCGGTGTGGGGCTACGTCTCAAAGAAGAAGTCGGTCGAGGCTCCTAAGTGATCATCGAGCAGATCCTGTTGGCAGTGCTCAAGTTCATCGAGCATCTGCTGCGCAGAGATACCACCAGCGAAGATGCAAAACGTGATCCAGCTCTGCGTGATCGTCTCTTGGATCGCATTCGCCAGCATGAGCAGCGGGTGCGCGACAAGGGTGGTGCTGGTGCCCAACGGTGAACCTGTGAGACTCGCCGAGCCTGTCAAAGTTCGGGTCTGGGTGCTGGACTCAAAAGGGCAGAGCATAAGATCTTCAAACCGCGTGCTGCTGCCAGAGGGCTGGTACGCACTTCCAAAGGACTAACATGATCGTCAATGTCGTGAACGCAGATGGGACTGTCTCGCAGGTCGAGGCTCAGAGTGACGTGGTCAGCGTCACTGACTCGGATGGAAACCCTGTCCAGTCTGTCCAGATCATCTTCCCGCAGGCTCAAGAAGACGCGCCCGCAGAATGATCAACTACAAGGGCCAGAAGTTCTCCGGCTACAACAAGCCGAAGAGCACGCCGGGAGCATCGAAGAAATCCGCGGTGCTCGCCAAGGAAGGTGACACGGTCCGGCTCGTTCGGTTCGGCGATCCGAACATGAGCATCAAAAAGCACATTCCAGAGCGCAGGGCCAACTTCCGCGCACGGATGAACTGCGACGATCCGGGGAGCAAACTCAAGGCTCGCTATTGGGCGTGTAAAAGCTGGTGACCTATGGCTAAGACCGTCACATACACCTACGTCTTGGAGAAAGCCTGCGAGCTGACTGGCCGGGTCTATCCACCGACCACTGAGGAGGCCAGCTTCTTCCGCACGTTCATCAACTCGGCGCTGCGTCAGGCGTGGGAGGCATTCGACTGGCCTGAGCAGACGGTGGTTCAACAGGAGTTCTTTGCTCGCACCTACAACGCAGCGACAACGTACTCCGTAGGCGCCGTGGTCTACTTCCCGACAGAGGAGAAGTACTATCAGGTGGTCAATGCGTCTGGAACCGCTGGCAATGATCCGACGACGAGTGGCCCCAACGGAACCTTGAACGCAGCCTACTGGGCCGAAGCTCTGCCTTCCTATCAGGGCACTGTCGGGGCTAGCTGGAGTTCTACAACAGCGTATGTCCTAGGTGACATCGTTCTCTATGAGGCCAATCAGCAGTACTACCAGTGTGTGGCCACTCCCAGCGTTGGAACAGTGCCGACCAACACGACCTACTGGGGTGTGCTGAATCCCTTCTTCCGCTACGTCAACCAGCAGCAGAACCCTGACGGTTCGACACGTTCTCAGGAGCTTGGTGAAATCTTTGTGGTCCTACAGCAGGATCCTAGGGCAAATCGATTCCAGTCTAGGGACGTTGCCTACTCGTTTGGACCGGACGGGATGCTTGTGCTCGACCAGCTTCCGTACGTTTGGATTGAGGCTCGCCTGCTGCCGCCCATCTACACATCAGATCCGTCTACGATCCCGTACAGGTTCGCTGAGATCTGTGCCTACAGGTCCGCCGGTCAGATGCTGCGTGTGGATGGTAAGGTGGATCTCGGAAACGAGTTTCTGCAGTTGGGTGAGTCCGCTTTGTCTGATGAGGTGGACAAGGTTTCCCGACAGGAGATGCAGACACGCCAGATCGTTGTACCGACACGCTGATGCCAGACATTCCACAGCTTGTTGCTCAGGATGATGGGTTCACTGGGATGAACTCTCGGATCAATGCCGACCTGTTGCCTCCGGGCTATGTCTCGCTGGCAGTCAATCGGAGGTTTCAGGACAAGAACATCAAGAATCGCTGGGGCGTGGTTCGGCCTAAGTGGGCTGGCATCTGGAACACGGCCACGTTCACAGCAAACGTCACGGCCAACAGCTCTACGGTAAACACTGCAAGCGGTCTGAGTCAGGTTGCGGTCAACACCATCCTCTCATGCAATCAGGTCACCCCTGAACTCGTCTTCAAGAACGGCACTCGGCTTCTATCCAAGAGCATAGACAACTCCAACGCGGTGATGTCTACGAGTGCGTACACGTTCAGCAATCCGAATCCGCAGACGTTTACCTACTACTCGTCAACCAGCGCAATAACAGACGTGGTGGCCATCCTGAAATATCGGGACAAGACAACCGGGAAGCAGGGCCTGCTTGTTGCATCGAATGTGGCTCGCAGTGACGGTGGACAGGGTCGGGTGTATCTGCTGCGTCCGAATCAGGGGCACCTAGAGATCTCGATGAACGGCCACGACTTCTACGATGATGTCAGGCTGATCCAGTGCGGGGACTCTGTGGTGATGCTCAGGCCGGGACCAGCGCGGTACTACTTCAACGGCACCGACGTCAACGGATCCACGGACACCATAACGCTCAACGTCACGCCTGACCTGCAGACTGGGGATCGGGTGATCGTGGGGCAGACTGGTACGCAGACTCCGTTGTGGACTGGGGCAACCTCCAGCGGTCAGGGGTTCGCTCTCTATGTCAACGTGGTTGGGAGTGCTATCACGCTGCACCTGACTCAAGGAAACGCTCTGGCGGCCACCAACAAGCTGGACCTGCGCACCGGCCTGACCTCGGCCAACGGGTTCTACCTTGAGCTGCAGAACAACACGACGTCCTACGATATAACGCAGGGGCTGGAGAGCTATCAGAACGATGGCCTGCCACTCATCATGCAGGCGTCCTATTCGGGCGGTGAACAACAGCTTGCGCTCGACAAGGGGTTTGATCGGGTGCCGTTCTCCCGGTCGATTGTGGCGGCTGACCCCACGTTGGACACCATCACGGTGCCAAACCACAACTTCGTTCCCGGCGATCAAGTCACGATCAGCAACTGCACGGTCACGAGCACTGTCACCGGAGCATCTCCAAGTCCTCTGGATGGCATCTACTATGTGTTCCCGGTCGATGAGAACACGCTGCGCCTATTCCGTGGTGACACCGAGGAGCTGGACTCGCTAAACGATGCAGAGCGTGCAACTGGAGAGGTCAATCTGGCATCTGGATCGCCTCCGACAGGCATTGCCACGATCTCGATACGCAATCAGGGCAGCGGATACGGAACGGCACCTAGCGTTACATTCTCTAGCGGTGCGGCTACGGCCACCACGACCATCACTGACGGCAAGGTCACGGCGATCAACGTAGTGAATCCGGGCAGCTACAGTTCTGCGCCGACGATCACGATTGGGATGCCGACCACGCTGGTGGACATCGTTGCCTCCGGTACTGGTACGATTCAGAAAAGTGCATCCTCTGGAGCCAACATTCCTGCTGGTCGGGATGGCCTCTACTTCCAGAACCGGCTGCTGATGATCTACGGCAACGACTTCTTGGCCGTGTCGGACATTCTGGATCCGCTGCACTACAGCCGCGTCATCAACGACTTCAAGCTCAACACGGGTGCCAATGACCGTGTGGTGACCATTGCGGCCTTTAACAATACCACGCTCGTCGTCTTCAAGCAGCGTTCCATCCTTGCCATCGAGAACCTATACGGTGACCTAAGCACTGTGCGGTTGACCGAGGTGACGCGGGAGTATGGCTGCGTGGCTCCCAACTCGGTGGTCAACACCGGCTCTGACCTGATCTTCCTGTCCCAGCGCGGGATCATCAGCCTCAAACAGACCGAGTACGGAATCAGCCAGTCGGTAATTCTTCCGCTCTCTGACAGCATTCAGAATCTGGTGGACGACATCGACGAGGTGAACTGGTCCAAGAGCTGTGCGGCCTACTTCGACAACCGTTATCTGCTGGCGCATCCAACCGAGGGTGGAGATGGAACCAATGACCGCGTGCTGGTCTACAACTTCCTCAATCAAGCGTGGGAGGGGTACTGGGAAGGTGAGCTGCTGAACCCGAAGTTCTTCGAGCGTCTTGTGATCTCGGGCACTGAGCGTCTTGTGTTCGCTGACGAGAGCGGGTTCGTCCACAACTTCGACAAGGATGCCCTGTTCGACCGCAACGCCACCGGCACGAGGTATGAGATCGAGACCCGTGTAGAGTTCCGTGGTTACACAGGTGATGCTATTGAACACAAGCAGTGGACTGACCTGCATATCGAGGTCCGCAACTGGAACACGAGGTATGATCTCAGCGTGGCATTCGATGGGGTGGACGAGGAGATCGTGCTGGCAACGGACACAACCAAGGACCGGACGCTCTACTACCGCTACGGATCGACCGCCTACAACACGACCAACAGCGGTGACAACTTCCGCGCTCCGTATCGGCAGGACTATTCGACGCTTCCAGTGCTACAGTGCGGAGCCAATGGCTGGACCGCTGGTCTGCATCAGTCCTATGCGCACAAGGCTCGTCTCAAGGGTCATGCTGCTGCGGCTCAACCCATACTGACCACCGATAGGGGCTCGTTGATCGTGGCCAATGTCAAAGTGGTTGGGATTCCTTTCCGACTCTACGGCAAGAACGACGTCTAACCTACCATGCCACTCTTTGTCACTGTAACTCCCGGCACCACTGTCACCAACAGCACGACGCTCGACGCCACAGTGCTCAATCTGCTGGGCACTCCATCGGTGGATGTCACCGGCACTGTAGATGGCGGATCGCTGTCACTGTCGGCTGGGTCTGTCACAACGCTAACAATCGCAGAGAATGCGGTTACGTTTTCAAAGCTAGACAACATCGACGGGGACAGGCTCATAGGTAGGGACGATGCTGGCAGTGGCGATCCTACTCAGATCAGCGTGGGCGGAGGGCTGCAGTTCACCGGAGGCAATGCCATCGAGATCGGAAACGGACTGGTCACCTACGCCAAGATTCAGGACACGGCTGCTGGGAAGCGTTTGATTGGAAGGGCTGCGGTGGCCGCTGGGACGGTTGGTGAGATCGAGGTTGGAACTGGTCTCAGCCTCAGTGATGGTGGGGTGCTTACATCTGTCAATTCGACCACTTTTAAGCAAGTCACCGCAAACACCCCAATGGACACGCTGTACAGTGGTAATGGAAGGTACAGCATCAGTCATGGATTTGCTCAGGTTCCTCACATTTTCAAGGCTCACGCAGTTTGCACAACGAACGACCCAACTACTAGCTACACAGCGGGAGATGAGGTTCCGATAGAGTTTCTCACCACTGGTACGGGTGAAGTAAATCCAATAAGTCTGACTGCTGACTCTTCACAGATCACAGTGATGAAAACGACTGCAGGTCAAGATCCCGGCCCCATAATCATGGCGAAAACAGCAGGGCCACAGAGGCTTTATGTATTACTCGATAAGAGCAAATGGGCCGTAAAGGTGAGCGCGATCCTGTTTAGCCCTGTCACTGCATTCCCTTCCTGATGCCCCTGTTCATAACAGTCACTCCCGGCACAACGGTGACCAACTCCACCGTGCTGGATCCGACTGCCTTGAACCTGTTAGGGAACCCCTCCATTGACATAAATGGCACCGTGGACGGCGGGTCGCTGAGTCTTGCGCCGGGATCTGTGACGACCTCTGCTCTTGCGGATGAATCGGTCACGTTTGCAAAGCTGCAGAACATCGGAACCGACAAGATTCTAGGACGGGACACTAATGGTTCTGGTGATGTCGAAGAGCTTACCGTGGGTGGCGGCCTTGGATTCACCAACGCTGGTGGCATCGAGATTGCCAACAATCAGGTGACATACGGTAAGGTGCAGCAGGTTGTAGCGAGCAGGCTGCTTGGCAATCCCACCGGCAGTTCGGCCAACGTCAGCGAGATACCGCTTGGCACAGGCTTGGCCTTTCAGGGCGGCGCACTGGTCAACACTGGTGCTGGCAAGTATCGGGCGGACTTCCAGTTCTGTCGCGGTGATGCGGCATCGGCGCTCTCCCTGCCTGCAAGTACAGTCACCGACAACGTCTACTGGCCATTCATCGAGGAGACAATCTTCACAGCATTCCAGACCCAGTTCGTTCCCACCAACTACCAGCTCACAGTCACGCTGGCGAATGACCAGACGCAGCCCATAACGACTCCGGTGGGATTGACCCTGCAGTACTCAACCAATTTCTCGACATGGTCTGATGTTGCAAACTGGGACGTGCGTGGCGCTGCTGGATATCGACACACCAGTGGATCCATCACGATTGGGGGCACTCCTTCTACCGTCTATTATAGGCTCCAGCGATACAACCCCAGCTACACTTCCAGCGTCAGTTTCAACGCTCTTGGACTAACCCTTAGCCTCTGGAACTAATGGTCCAACAGATCACAGACTACCTGCAGGAGAAGCTGGCGAAGAGCTTCAAGGGTTGGACGCGTGAGGCGCTAGAGGACTACGTCATGTGGAACATTGAGCGCAACCAGCTCTTGGCCGTGACCAATGACGGGGAGATTCAGGCGGTACTGGTGGGCTGGCCCACTGAGGAGATGCAGGTGGAGTCCTTTCGTTGGCAGGAACCAACCAAGCACGGGCGGTTTTGGTATTGGGATCAGTTGGCCGCCAACTCGCCTGAGGCATTCATGGTGGGGATTGCGGAGTTCTTTTATCGACGACCCGACTCTAGCTCGCTTCGATCCTACGGAGTCCGTCATGGCAAGGTTCGCGCTTTTAAGCCGGTCATAAAGATTTACCAGAAAGGACAAGAGATTTATGGGAACTAGCATCAATGCACCTCCTCCTAGGGACTATGCCAAGGAGACTCGGGACACGCTGCAGGCACAAATTGATCTAGCGCCGCAGAGGTACGCCTCAGAGGCCGAGTATGCGCCTAAGTACGCGGCCCTAAACGCCCAGATCGCTCGTCAGCTTGCCCCGGAGGTTGCGTCCATTTACGGACAGATCGCACCGCAACTTGCGCAGACCGAGGTGCAGACCCGTGGTATCGCTCGTGCCGGTGACATTGCCGACATTGAGAAGCTAGGGCCTCGTGCGCGTGAGGCTGTTCGGGCGTCCTCCCCAGAAGCTGCTAGGCTCGCGGACACGCTGGCGGCTCAGGCTCAGTCAGGGCTTGCGGCTGGAACACGTTTGACTCCTGAACAACAGCGGATGGCTCAACAGCAGGCTAGGGCAGGCATGGCGGCTCGTGGTCTGGCAGAGAGTCCTAGGGGCGTGGTGGAGGAGGCGGTGCGCTCTCAGCTCATGGGTGCTGGTCTCCAGCAGCAGCGTCAGCAGCAGGCTATGCAGGGAATCGCAGCCCAACAGGGTGTCTACGGTGACGTGTTCCAGCAGGTGCTGGGTCGGCCTTCTCAAGCGTTTGGGATGGCGCAGGGAGTGTTCGGTCAGGGGCAGGGCATGGCTCCGGGTATGTTGTTCCAGCCTGAGAGTCAGTACGCTGCGGATATTTATGGTGGCAATATGCAGGCTCAACTAGCGGCTAGAACGGCCTCTGCTGCCAACACGACTGCTCTGATCGGTGCCGGTATCGGTGCCGCTGGATCGCTATGAACTACGGATACTCGCAACAGATGGGTGGCGGGTTCGGTCGGTACTCGCAGCCTGCACCAATGTATCAGCCTCCCATGATGGCTGGGCCGTCCGGTCCTTCTGGGCTGCAGCGATACTCTCAGGGTCTGGACAAGAGCTACGGAGAGATCCAATTCCTCAAGGAGCAGGGATTCAGCGATGAGGAGATCAAGAAGATGGGTCTGGACCCAGAGATGGGACGTGGCCTGATGGGTGCCTACGGCGGCCTGCTCAATCAGCGCGATAGCATGCGGCAGGATCTCCAGAAGGACGTCATCTCCGGCATTGAAAGCGGTGCAAAGTATCTCGGCAAAGCCTTGTGATCGTACGGTTCCAGCGATGCGTAGGATTGAAACTGTTTCGGCTCTGGCGCTGGCAGTTGGAGGTGTGGTTCTGCCCTAAGGGTGAAATCATTCCGCTGCACACTCACGAGCAGTGCGATTCCCGTATCACGCATTGGTTGGGCAACGTCGAATGGATGCTGGGAAATCGTAGGCGCACGCTCTCTAGCCGGAACCTAGGCTGGACCCGACACGTCCCCGCAGGCCACGTCCATGGAGCGAAGTGCCACAGTTTTGCGGTCTTCTCTAACCTAGAGATTTGGAGTGCCAAGCCGACCAGTGCGGCAGTGGATTACCAGCCAGCATGAAGGAGATCCTGTCCATCTATTCGGACGCCTGTCTTGGCAATAGTGACGCGCTGGCCTTTGTGGTGGCGTTTCACGGCTACTGCCATCAGATCGACGACCTCATTGACGGTGACGTGGCCTACAACCCAGAGAACCTGTTGCGGGTGCTGATGCAGGCCAACGCGCTCTACTCGACGCCGTTCTACCTGTCTAACGCTTGGAGGCTGCAGCCGGTGGTTGCCATCACCACAAATACCTACGCGGACAGTGTGGCGTGGGAAACCTCTCAGGAACCGTGGAAGGCCCGTGTGGCTGACGTCATCCGGCAGTGTGGCAATGACATGATCCTGACCGTTGCTTGGATCGTGGGCGGTTGGTCACATATGCGGTCAATTTCGTTGAAACTGCGGGAAACCGCCTACCACTCTCAGCACGAGGAATAGCTATGGCCACCTACGGATACTCCACGCCCTACACTGGGCAACGCCAGCCCACCCTGCCTCCGGGCTATATGGAGGCGGCTACCGCTCCGGGTCGCAACATTGCGGCTGGGATACAGCAGTTCGCTGCGGGTTTGGGGCAGACGATCCAACGCTATCAGGCCAACAAGGCAGAGACCGAGGCAGCCACGCAGACCTATGAGACGCTGGTTGGAATGGCGCAGCAGGCGTTGCAAACGGACCCTCAATATCAGGCTTTGGAGCGTTACTACAAAACCGGAGAGCTACCTCAGGGTGTTACCGAGTCGGATCTAAATCGGTTCTCATTTAAGGTGAACGCCGACAGGTCGATGCTTAACAAGATGGCTGGAATTGGTGAGAAGTTCGGAGACATGAGCCTCGCCAAGAAGAAGGCTGCCATCGGGGACATGGCCATGGTGCTAGGTCAGTATCAGAATCGGGCCACGGAGGATCTCAAGCGCAGGCAGTTGGAGTTGAGTGTCAATGCGCTTGCTCAGTCGCAGAAAGAACGCGCCGACATTCAGGACCTGATCAAAACGTTTGTAGGGATGCCGACAACTCGTGAAGAAACGGTCTTCGTTCAGCCTGATCTTCAAGCGGCTCCTGCTCCGACTGCACCACAGGCGCCTGCTGCTCCGGTTCCTGTCAGCGCAGGAGGGACAGGAGAATGGCCTGCTGGTCTACCTCCTGTTTCGGCTGGTCCTGTTCGTCGGCAATACACTCCAACACAGCCTCCTCAGGGGATGATGAACACAGGAATCCCAGTTGGTGGCGCCATGCAGTTTGCGCAGCGATCTCCATCTCAGATCGCAAGAATGGCTGCATCAACAGTGCCTGTGACGCCTGTAGAGCCCACGGCACAGCCAGCTCCTCAACCCGTTGCAGAGACCGCTCCTGTCGAGCCTGTGACGATGAAACGGACGGTTCCGATTCCGTACGAGGAAACGAGGGCAAATCTTCTCAAGATTGCAGCCGAGCGGGGCATGAGTCTGGAAGCTGTTCAGGCAATCGAACCGCTGCTGGCGATGGCTGGTCAGCGAAAGGCATTGCAGGTTGACCAGATGCAGCTTGCCAGCGGTGCTCAGGTCATACGAGCAGACGGCAAGGTTGAAATCCTGCCCCCAGCAAAGCCTGTTGAAGGTAAACCACTGACTGACGCACAAGGAAAGGCGATCCAGTTCGCTGCTGCAATGCGGGCCAACAACGACACAGTGAACCAAATCATCGAGGGAGGCTACTCACCCGGAGGCGTCACCGTGTCGCAGTGGATTCCAGAGCGCCTCAAGACAGATGACCGTAAGGCGTACGAAGCCGCTCGAGATCGATGGATCGAGAACTTTCTTCGCGGTCGGTCTGGTGCGGCCATCACGAAAGAAGAATATCCTGCGGCTGAGCGACAGTACTTCCCGGTCGCAGGTGATAGCCGTGCCGTCATCAAGGCCAAGGCTAAGGCCCGCGAAGAGCAGTACCGCGGAGAGCTTGCCAAGGGCGGTGACAACGCTTCTTCCTATCTGCAACAGATCATCGGAGCTGCTAAGCCGGATCAGCAAGCTGCGCAGCCCGTTCAGACCAGAAGATCCACATCCGGCACCACATACCAGATCCAGAAATACTGAACCATGCCTATCGTCGTTGAGGTTTCCAATCGTGGCAGGATCGAATTGCCGGATGGCACGCCGGAGACGGAGATAGACTCAATCGTTTCAAAAGAGTTTCCGCCCAGTGGTCAAGATATCGCCGATCGGCTAGCTGAGGATCCAACCTACCGTCTCAATGACAGGGAGTACGAACTCTTCGAGGAGTATTCCAAAAACAAGCAGACCGATTGGAGCAACAACATCGCAGCAGGTGTCGACTCATTGGTTCAGACAGCAGCCACGGCAGTTTCTGAAGGTGTTCAGGGAGCAGCACTCAACCCGCTGAACTATCTCGAAGGTGTTGGACAAGGAATACGTCAGCTTTACGGATTCTTGAACGAATCTCAGGCTCCAGATTCACCGCTGTTCAAGTTCAAGGATCTTGTCGCTGGCACTGGAACACTTCAGTCCAGACGCGAGCAGTTCAATCAGGCTCGTGATTTCAACGAGCAATCTCTTCGGTATGAGACTGGGCAGACCACCATGCTGCCGGAAGAGATGGTCAACCCTAAGTTCGTGCAGGGTGTGGCAATGATCGCAGATCCGACCATGCTTGTTCCCGGCTTTGGTCAGGCTTTGGGAATCGAAAAGATGGCCGCAAGAGCAGTTGGACGTGGGGCTGAGATCGCTGGCCGAGGAGTTCAAGCTGCGGCTCGTCCTTTTGTTCGACTGGGTGAAGCTGCTGAAGGGTTTGTCACTCAAGCCACTGGCTTGACACCGGAAGCGATTCGGAGTGCGGCAGCGACCTCTGGCGTTTTGGCTGCGACGGGAATCGCACCGGCTGCTGCTGGTGTCGGCGCCGTTCCTACACTGGCTCGGACCGCAGTCGACGTGGGAACAGCACTTGAAGCTGCAGGATCTCAACTAGGACGCGCCCCAACCCGCATCGGTGCTTTGGAGGCTGTAGGCAAGATTCCAGAGGCCAATCTGCGGCAACGAATCATCGGAACCATCGGACAATATGGAGGAGATGCTGCGCTTAATGCTGCGCTTGTCGGAACTACTGGATCTCTTGAGGGTGCCGCTGTTGGTGGCGTTCTTGGTTATCTTTCTGGTGGAGAGGAAGGAACTGCTGCGGGAATTGGATCCGGTGGCGTATCTGGTGCTCTTGGCTCTCTTGGTGCTCGTGGTCTTCAGAAATTGACGGGTCAGCAGGCCAGAGCGGCTCGCAAGGAAGACTTTGATCGGTACGTCGCGGCACAGGACGAGAAGACGGCTGGATTGCTATTGGATCTGGAAGCTCGTCACGGACTGGATGTGGCATCGTCGTTCATGGACGCCACCGGAGTGGTGCGCGGAGTGCTTGGTGATGTTGGAGTCAACCTGCTGTCGTCAGAAGATTTCAGGAAGAAGTTCGGGGTTGGATCTCGCGGGGTTCAGGTTGTTGAGGCCGAGACGCCAGCGGTCTACATCAATGCCGAAATCTACGGGAAGGGGCGAGGTGACAATCCTCTCTACACGCTCGGACATGAAATGTTCCACGCGTTTGAGTCGTCGCAGCAACTAGCCGACAGGGCCAGCGAAGTGAAGGATGCCTTGGTTGGCAGTTATGTGACCAAGGACGGTGTCGTCACCAAGGTGACCAACGGGATGTTCGACGACGCGGAAGTCGATCGAAGATTCAATGAGTACCGAGACAAACTCACTCCAGAACGTGCCGCCAACCTAGCGCAGTACGACACGACCGAAAAACGAGGTCGATTCATCGCATCCGAGATTGCTGGTGAGTACATGGGCGCACTGCTGGCCGGTCAAAAGCCAGATGCAATGCTGCGCGGTTTCACGGGCGTGACGCGAAGTCTGTTGGATAGCGTTCTGATGAAGAACGCCGACAGCACGCTCAACAGAATCGCCCAGAAGCTCGAGCAGACGTTTGGCACAAAGCCGATCGGCTCAGTTCTGTTTCCAGAGATCAAGAAAGCCAGTCCGCAGCTTAACGCAATGCTGCGAGATCTGGTGCGAGCTCGTGAAAAGCTGGACCAACGAATTCTCGCTGGAGACAACGATGTGACCCGTGCGGTTAGGCCCGGCGATATGGGCAACCCGATCTCAGCAAAAATCGCCGAAGACTTTGGGCTGGCTGAAACTGAAAACGGAGTCACGCGGTGGCTGAGTGATGAGGTCATCAACCTTAGGAACAACAGAGACAACACAGCGATCCAAGACATTCTGTTGACACGTCCCGGCGCTCGCCTCATCGACGGTGCGATCTACGGACGGCTGTCACCTGAGCAGCTTTCGGCAATCGAGCAGTCTCAGCAGGTTTCATCGAGAGCCAAGGACAAGATCCGTGCCGTTGCGGCTGCGATTGAAAACGGGAACTCGATCTTCATCGACTACAGCGCCGCAACCAGACGCGTACTCAACAAGCTGACTGGCAAGTACCAGTCCAAGTATTCCAGCGGGATCCGGTTGTCTCAGCGCGAGGTGCTTCCGTACGCGTTCTACTTTAGCCAAGCCGACAATCCGGTCATCAAGGCGATCGACATCACCAAGATGAGGAGGACGTTGGAACGGATGACCGCGAGCGACGGCACCGTTTCTGGTCAGTGGCAGAACATCGACGGGTTCATGTCGGACTTCGCTCGATACCTGACCAACCTCGACTCTGGAATGCGGGAGCCGAGCGCGAAGCTGTTTGGCGAAGAGAAGGCCAAGATTCTTGCGGACGTTTTCAACCAGCAGGAGATGGATGGTCGCAAATTCATCCGCGACTTTCGGCTCGATCGGATGGGTTCCGTGGACCCTCGCAACTTCAGGGCGAAGGTGTCCGAAGAAGCGATCCAGTTTTCCAAGCTCCGGTGGATGCCCGACGAACAAGTCGGAGACACGAGGGTGGTCAACTCCGAGGAAGGCTACCGCATCGTCGCCAAGGACAAACACAGACTCTACGGACCCGACGGGAAACTGATCGGGATCTACGACACACAACAACAAGCAGAAAGGAAAGCAGATGCCACTCAAGCAAGGCTACAGCCAGAGGTCGATCAGCTCCAACGTCAGCAAGGAAATGAAGTCGGGCAAACCCCAGAAGCAGGCGGTCGCAATCGCGTTGTCAGTCGCACGCAAGGCGGAGAAGAAGGCAGGCAAGCACTCGGGCAGGTTCGACAAGAGGGGGATGTAAACAAAACAGACGGGCTGGCGATCCTAGACGGAGACCTGCAGCTCAACCTCCCGAAACGTCCGACGGTCATGGAGATCGCAACCGCGCTCCAAGACAGGTTTGGAGAGCCAATCGATTGGCAAAAGTCGACCGAGGCTCAAAACAAGATGCTTCGGAACGCTGTTGCTCAGGAAGCTGTCCGGGCCGTCGGACTTCATCCAGAAGCCAAGGGATGGTACGACGAGAACATCAAGCTCACTGTGGACGTTCTCAAGGAACTCGATCCCGATATCGCAAGGCCTGAGAACGACTTTATCTTCAAGATCCTTCTGGCGGCTACGTCTGACGGAAACAAGGTCAGGCCGCAGTTCCTGCAGTCATGGGACGAATACACCAACTGGAAGAATACCGGAAAAATCAGCGGTCAATTTGTGTCTGGTGATCGTGTCAGCAATATCCGCAAGAATCTTCTCAAGGTGGAGGCAATGATTCAAACGGTCGGATGGGAGAAGGCTCGAGATTTCCTGACCAAGAAAGGGACCGTCTCTGAAATCCGAGAAGCTCTCGTCAAAGAATTTGGATTCACAAAGCAAGACGCCGCAAAGGTCGGAACATCTGAGCTCGCTGACGAGGTGGTTCCATATGCGATCGTCCTTGGACCGAAGCTCGGATCGTTCTTCAACAACCTCTACGGAGACTTCTCGTCGGTCACGATGGACAGGTGGTTCATGCGGACGATGGGGAGGCTCACTGGAACTCAGGTGGACACGTCCGCCTTCAAGAAGGTCCGGTCGCTTCGGGCTGCGTTGAGAGAATCAATCAGCAAGATGACGCCGTCCGAGAAGGAGTTTCTCAAGATCTCCAGCGACAAGATCAAGGGCGACAACATCGACGCAGCAGCAAAATCGATCTCGACTCGATTCTCGAAAAAGGAGACCAGAGACCGAGCCGCGCAGTTGGAGTCTGAAGGCCGCCCCTTCATGGAGGAGGTCCGAAAGCGTTCCAATGCCCTCAAGAAAATTCAAAGCCCACTCGTCGAAGCCCCGGTCAACGGACGGCATCGCAGGTGGATTCGGCAACGCATCGCTGAGGTTCAGTCCGAGCTTAAGTCGAGAGGCATCGAGCTCGAGAACGCGGATCTCCAGGCGGTGCTGTGGTACTTAGAAAAGGAACTCTATGACAAACTCAACTACCGGGCCAAACCCGGCGACTCCGACTACGCCTCAGCAGCAGCCCACCTCTATGAACGGGTGGTTGGACGACCATCTAGCGTCTATGCAGGATCTGCAGGACGAATTCGAGCAGTCGGGGGAGGGGGACCCGATGTTGCAGTGGGCGCAGCGAATCCTGCAGAAGCCCGAGCCACAGTAGCCGAGCCCCGCTTCATGCCCTCCGAGGAGGTTCAATCAGTTGTTGAGGGCGTTATCTCTGAGGCCAACAAGCTAGGCTTTGAGATTGCCAATGAACACTCCAGCAGATTTGGAAGTGAATACGTTACGATCAGAGATCCAGAGTCGAACCGTGAATGGAAGATGCGGTTTTCAGATCACGAGCGTCAACTCAGCTCCATAACACAGCATGCAGCACCAAATTTTGAGCAGGTTGGAAATCTAAACCTTGAAGCGGCAATTGCTTGGCTTCGCAAGAAACGAGAAACCATAGACAATCCTCCAAAGGTCGATCAGAAAAAACGTGAAGAGTGGTTGCACTCAAAAGTCCTGTCCGAAGTCAGAAATTACGAGCAACTAATCATAGAATTAGAAACATACAGGGACAAACGAATTGCTCAAGGAAAAAACCAAAAAGCAGCAAACATTCAGTCCCAGATAGACGGAGTCAAAAACAGTATAGACCAAATCAAAAACAGCATTGGGTACAAGTCGGCTGTCAGGCAAGCCGACCAACCTCGCTACATGCTTTCCCTAACGCCAGACGCCTCGATGCCGGGTGCGTACTCCATGAGAGGCTACCGTGTGCTGCCGGGCCGGGAGAAGTTCAAGCTGCGGATCTACTCACCCTCTGGCAGCCTGCTGGGCATCGCATCCTCCACCGACGAGGCGCAGCGCATGATCCAACGTAAGACCCGCTAACCCATGGCCTACGATCCGAAGACAAGCTCCTCGTTGACCAACAAGCTGCGGTCCGACGTCGATGGGTTGCTGATTCGGTCGGCTATCCTTGAGGTCCAGTATCCCACCGGAACTGATGGCGGGTCGGCCACGCACACGATCACCGCAGATTCCACCGAGTACACCGCAGACCTCACCTCGGTCACCGCAGACCAGACCAACACGACGTGGTCACCTAGGCCGCTCAATACGGTCACCTACGATGATGGCGAGACGGTGGACATGCTGTCTGGTAGCGTGTTCACGCTCGATCCCGGCATCTACAAAATCAAGGCGGTCTTCGTTTTCCATCACACCGACGAGACTCGGCTACAGCTCTGGAACGGTACTGACGGAGTCACCGAATGCTACGGCCTGAACGGTAACTTTGCGCATAACGTGCAGGGTGTGCTGGACATCAACGCGATCGTCAGGCCCAAGAAGAAGACCTCCTATCAGATCCGCTATCAGGTCTCCAATGAGCGAGCCAATGACGGCTTAGGACAGGCCACCGACTTCCCTGACGTGCCGGAGCAGTACGGATGCGTGGAGATCACGCGGTTGAACCGACTGAAGCCCGACTAGCAAAAAAGTGCTTGACCTCCCTAGATTTAGGGAGCCACTATCTAGGTCATGGCACGGAAAGCTCCGACCAAGACCAAGACGGTCAACATCTCGGAAGAGACCCACAACATGCTCGCCGCCTATTGTAGGCTCCGCGGCTACAAAGTTGGTCACTTCGTCTCACACCTGATCGAACAACACATCAAGAAGCAACCATGACTACACAACAGAACCAAAGTCTCGTCGTCAGCACCTATGACAAGGTGAGCGACCCAATGACTGCCGCCACCCAATTGGGTGAGTGGATCGCACGTTCCGGAATGTTTGGGTGCGAACGCATTGAGCAGGGCGCCATCTTAGCCATGCAGTGCCTAGTCGAGCGCAAGGCTCCGCTCGAGCTCGCGAAGCACTATCACATCATCGGCGGCAAACTCAGCCTTCGGGCCGACGCGATGCTCGCCCTCTACCGCGAAAGGGGAGGCAAGGTGCGCTGGCTGCAGTTTGACGACAACGGCGCCAAGGCCCGATGGACCTATGACGGAAACGACATCGAGCTCTCGTACACTGTGGAAGACGCCAAGCGGGCTGGGTTCATGCCTCCGCGGGCTGGGTCGGGATGGGCGAAGTTCCCCGCTGAGATGATGAGGGCGCGTTTGATCAGCAAGGCCGTGCGCATGATCGCGCCGGAAGTCTGCACCGGCACCTACACTCCGGAGGAGCTCGAAGACATTCAGCGTCCAGCGCCGACCACAGTTGCCGTCGGGGTGACGACGTCCGCTGTCACAGCCCCAGCACCGGCTGCGGTCGCTGTCGAGGTCAACGTCGCCGACGTCGAAGTCGTGCCTGCCGAAGAGGAGGGTCTGACGCCGCAGAAACAAATCCTCAAGCTGCTCACCGACGCGGATCTGCTGCACGCAGGTCGCGCATTCCTCCAGTCGAAGAACTGGATTCCTGCCGACGGCAATCTCAGCATGCTCTCGGATGCCCGTGCTGCGAAGATTCTGGCCAAGCCGGAGTCCTTCATCGCCACCGTCAAGTCGTCTGTGAACATTGAACCGAAATCCGAATGACCTTTGTCACACGACCCTCATCCCTACCGGCGCAGGCTAAGTCCCCGCGGTGGGAATCCTCTGGGCCGTCCGCGGTCACGGAGGCTGGCAACGACCGTCACACGGCTCTCGAGGAACTGTTCCACAACAAGCGCGAGGTCTATGAGCTACTCCCAGAACACGAGCAGGAGGCGGTCCTATGGGCCTTCGACTACGTCCGGTCGGTCATCACGCCGGGCGCGACCATCCACACCGAGTTCGGTCTCGAAGTGCGTCGTGGGGCTGCTCTTGTGCTTCGCGGGACTGCTGATGTTGTGGTGGGTGATCAGTTGTTCGACTTGAAGTGGACCGAGCGCAACTACAGCGAGCAGATGGCCTCCTACGCTTTGGGCGTCATGCAGCTACAAGGGTTCCAGAAGGTCACCGTCCACATCATGTACGGAGACACCCGTCGGGTGCAGCGATATGACATCACGAGGGAAGAGGCTGAGGGGCTGGTTTACCCGATCCTAGATGCCGTCGCCAACCCGAACACTCCGTGCAAGGCCAGCGAGTACTGCTCGTGGTGCAAGCACCATGCGACATGTCCGGTCATCGTCGGCCACGTCAACACGGTCGCCAAGGGGCTCCAGATGGTGCCGTTGGAAGACTTCCACCTAGCCACGCTCGACAACGTCGCGGCGGCACTGAACCTCGCACACATCGCCTCGGAGTGGGCCAGTGCAGTGCAGGACAAGGCGCGTGACCTTGCAGTGCAGGGCTTCAAGATTCCCGGCTACACTCTCAAGGAACGCTCAGGCGCCCGCGAGATCGACCCCTCACTCATCAATCACGCCTTCGAGCGGCTCGGACTTCCTCAGGGAGTCTTCCTGTCCGCCTGCAAGGTCAGCATCACAAAACTGGTCGACGCTATGGCCAAGACCGGCATGCCTAGGAAACAAGCCAACGAGACAGTCAACGATCGCCTGCTCGGACTGGTTGAGACAAAACCTGCGATCCGCTACCTCTCAAAAAACAAGTAACCATGCCAAAATTCATCGTTCAGCCCCTCGAGGAAAACACACTGTTGCCTGCTGGCGACTATCCCGCCGTGATCACAAAGGCCGCCGTCGGCCTCGTGCAGAACGGCAAACACACCGGCTGTGAGAAGATGGAGCTGCACTGGCGAGTTGCAGACCAGAACACCATCCGCGACAACCTCATCTGGGCGCCCAGCATGCACTGGAAGCTGACCCGCTTTGTCGAAGCCACCCGCGTTGGCAAAGTCGGGCAGGAGGTGGAGCTGACCCCTGAGAATGTCGTCAAGCTCTCGTGCATCGTGACTCTCATCCAAGAGGAGGTGGATGGGAAGAATGGGAAGATCACCGTAAATCGGATCTCGGCCTACAAGCCGGGAACAATGGATGACTTCCTCAGCGACGACTGACCAACAAACCTTTGGGGATTGCGTCGGCCAAGTGTGTAGCTGGCTGGTTAGGTTAAAACCCCGTCGGGGAAGCGCGTAGAACCCGACATTCCAATCTTCAAGTGTATCACGTCATGCCACGACTTTTCAATCTGGTCGCAGTCGACCCCGGCGCCAGCGGCGGAATCTGCTGCGTTGATCCAGCCGGTGAGATCACCCTGTACCCGATGCCTGAGAGTCTTCCAGACATCTACAAGCTGCTGACGTCGATCCGGTACAAAGACTCTGAGATGTGGATTGAGGAAGTGCCTCGGTTCGCTGGCAAAAACATTCCATCGAGCAGCACCAGCGTCCTATTCCAGAACGTCGGGCGCATCGAGGGGATCGCGTTTGCGATCGGCTATTCGCTGCACCGCGTCGCCCCGACCGTCTGGCAGGCGCCCCTAGGGCTCGGAGGTCGCAAGAGCTGCGAGAACCAGAACGAGTGGAAGAGGAAGCTCAAGGCCAAGGCTGAGGAACTGTTCCCTCGCGTTGAAGGCATAACCTTGAAGACCGCGGATGCGCTTTTGATCGCGCACTTTGGGATGGGAGGTGGACGATGAAGTGGCACATCAAGGGCGAGCCGACCAAGACGGTCGACGTGTTTGACGCTCATGCAGAGCTGCGCATCGGAGAGATCAAGCACCGCGTCGTCGTGTACTATCGCAAGGACAAGCTGTTCGTCCGCAAGTGGGAGGAATTTTGCGCAAAGTTTGAGCGAGTGAAGGAGGCCAAGCCGTGAATTATATTGGTGACGCCAAGAAAATCGGTCTAGCCACATGGATGACCTGAGCTGGTCTGGATTTGCAAAAGCCAACGCGATCCCGCTCTACGAGACCGAGAGCGATCGCGGACGCGAGGCTGCTGTCGCTCAAAAGATCCAAGCCAGAATCCGCGGCAAATTTTACCGGCTCGCGCAGTATTCGATATTCGACTACGAGGTTGTCGAAGACAACAAGGTCACATCGCTGGCGGAGATCAAGACACGCACCTGCCGCAGCGACCAGTACGCGACCTACTACCTGAACCAGAAGAAGATTATGAACGCGCACTGCTGCGAGACCGCTGGCCTCCCAGTCGACCTGTTCGTTCACTGGTCTGATGACAAGATCGGCTGGCTGCGTTTCAGTCGGATCAAGCCGGACTTCTACACCAGAAGCGGACGTACTGACCGAGGAGATCCCAAAGACTACGGAGTCGTCGGCCACTACAAGATAGACAAGTTTCACATGCTATGAACCACAAGCAACGCTTCGGCTGGAAGGTGCCGCTTGAGCAGGACCAGAAGCTGTCCCACAATGAGATCAAAGAGCTGCTCGAAGAGGCACCACGCATCGTCGCAGATGCCATCCGGCGCGGCTGGATCACTCCGCCGAAGTACAAGCTGACCTCTGCTCAGATCGACAATCTGATGCGGCGCTAGACCCTTTAGCCACCGAGCGGTGGTGAACGCCGGGCCTCCATCCCCCTCCTAATGTGTGGATGAAAGGCAGGGTCCGGCGTTTTTCTTTTCTGCACACAACCAACACACACATGACCATCATCGAAAGAGCAAGACTGTGGCTGGAGGCAACTCCGGGCGCCGTCGAGAACCAAGGCGGGCACAACCACACCTTCTACGTCGCCAACACACTGATCCATGGCTGGCTGCTGGGCGGCAACGAAGCGCTCGGACTCATGCACGAGTGGAATCGACGCTGCACGCCGCCGTGGAAGCCCCGTGAACTGAATCACAAGATCGAGCAGGCCATCGCCAAGGCTGCCGACTATCAGAAGCCAAAGGGCCACATGATCAACGCGAACAAGGACTCGATTCAGTTCCCATCGCCGATCACAAAGGTGGTGCTCAAACAGGCTCCTGACACCGCGGATCAGGAATCCAAGCAGACCATCCCCCAGCCACTGGAGGACGGATGCCGTAAGCTGCTGCGTGCCGCATTCCTCGAGGGTGAAGGCGTTGCGATCTCCGAGGCTGTCTTCACCGACGACAAGGAACCACGAGCCATCCCAGCAGGTCAGGGGCTGGTCCTATCAAGGGAGGAGTGGCTGGCAAAACTGGACGCACGCGACGGCGACCCCAACAAGATCTGGTCGTGCGAGGGCAATCCCGGCGCCTACATCCGCGTCAACCCGATGAAGGTCGGAGGGTCGACCGACAACGACGTCACAGCATTCCGGCATGCACTGCTGGAGTTCGATGGCATCAGTCTGGACGAACAGTGGAAGGTCATCAGCCACTCCCAGATACCCGCGACTGCGGTCGTCTACAGCGGTGGCAAAAGCCTTCATGCGTGGGTCAAGGTCGATGCAAAGGACCGCATCGAGTACTCAACGAGGGTCACCGAGCTCCTGAAGAGCCTTGAAGGCTACGGTCCAGACGCAAAGAACAAGAACCCATCCCGCTTCGCCAGATTGGCAGGAATGAAGCGTGGCGAAGGCGTGCAGTCCCTGTTGGCGTTGCACGTCGGGGCCAAGAGCTGGACAGAGTGGAAGGCGGTCCAAGCGAGCACCGGCACCAACGAGTATCGGATCAAGGACCTTCTGGACTTCGATCCATCCACCGACCCCAACCAGATCCTCGGACGCCGGTGGCTCTGCAAAGGGCACTCGTGTCTGATCGTCGGGGCGTCCGGCATCGGCAAGAGCACGCTGACCATGCAGCTTGCAGTCGGGTGGGCCGTGGGCAGATCACCGTTTGGCATCAAGCCGTCCAAGGCCCTAAAGACTCTGGTGATTCAGGCCGAGAACGACATCGGAGACCTCTCGGAGCAGTTCCGCGGTGCTGTGATGGGGCACCTACCGAAGGACCCAGACATGGCCAAGCTGCTTCAGGAGAACATGGTCTTCGTTCGAGACACGGTTCATACAGGGAGGAATTTTGTGGACCGGCTTCAAACGCTCATCGACCAGCACAAGCCCGACATGGTCTGGATCGACCCGCTCCTGTCCTACATCGGCGACGACATCGGCGAACAACGCGTGGCCTCCGAGTTCCTTCGCAACTGGCTCGGACCGCTCCTAGAGAGCACTGGTGTCGTCCTGATGGTCGTGCATCACGTTCGCAAGCCGAGTCAGAACGATTCCAAATCTTCCACCGACCTTCAGTATCTCGCGTCGGGTTCCGCCGAGCTCGTCAACTGGGCACGCGCCGTCGTGTACCTTGAAAGTCCATCCGACAACGTGTACCGACTTCGATTCCTCAAACGCGGCAGCAGGGCAGAGGCCGTCGACCACGAGGGCAACGTGTCGGAGTCGATCTACGTCGATCGGGGACGCAACGGCCTGCAGACGTGGACCGCGTGCGCACCGCCACCGCCGAAGGAGGACGACAAGCCGAAGATCACCGTCAAGCTCGGCAAGTCCTCGGCCAGCAAACCACGGACCCCGTTCGACGAGGATGACTATCTGAACAGCCTTTCGGGCGAATGGCACTCCTACGTCGACATGATCAAGGCCATGCAGGAGCGGTTCGGTATGTCGAAGGACGAAGCCAAGACCCGATGGACCGCACTGAAGCCTCGACTCTCGACAAAGACCCCGCAGCAGAGCGGCAAGGAGTGGAACACCTACACGTTCATCTAGGGATCGTTAGGTAAATTTAGGTGGACTAGGTGTAGGTTGGTGTGCTGTGGTTCCCAACGCAGCAATCAACTACACACATGAACCTAGCATCACTCATTGCGGCTCTTATTGCCGTCGAATCCTCAGGCAACAACCTCGCTGTCGGCGACGGTGGCAAGGCCATTGGCCCCCTCCAGATCCACAAGGAGGTCGTGGCCGATGTGAACCGGATTTCCGGAAAGGCATTCCAGTGGCGCCGCATGACCAACCGCGCCGAGGCCACGGAAGTCTGCACCATCTATCTCAACCACTACGCGACTCCAGCTCGACTTGGACGCCCAGTGTCTGCTCAAGATGCCGCCCGAATCTGGAACGGGGGACCCTCCGGTCACCGGAAGTCGGCCACCATTCCCTACGCCAACAAAGTAAAGAAACACCTCAAACCATGAAGCCGCAGCCACTCCAAATCACCGACATCCCGCCCGCAGACCCGCGGGTCAGCAGCGAATACATCAACGCGAAATACAAGGCGTGGCTGGCCAGACGCGGCCTCACAGACCCCGCTTTTGCTGCGGAACTGCAGCGAATGGAGGCACGCACGATCATCAATTTTCGGAAGGGAAGCCGAGGCAGTAAAAAAAAGTAAAAGTATACTAGACGCGGACTGTGGGTCCTGTATCGTGTCTTCCGTAGCAAGTAACCAACAACCACTACACACCATGAACGCAGAACTCAAAGACAAGCTCGAGATCGCCATCAAGCGCCTCGCCAATCTCGATCACGATCACGCAAGCGTCGAGAACGAGGTCGGATTCTCATCCCGCGACGTCGAGGCAGGCCACTCGCTGGCTCGCCAGATCGGACGCTGGACGCCCGCACAGTTCGGCCTCGCATGGCGAATCGCCTCCATCTATCGCAACACCCAGCTCGCAGATCTCGAGATCCCAGTCTTCTCAAAGCAGGCCGCAGAAGCCGCAGCCGAAGCCGAGATCCAGAACGCCACCGCGGGCATCGCCAACATCGAAGGCTGGGGCCTCGCGTGGGGCTCCGAACGCTCAGTGTCGACCAAACACGGACCGCGTATCGTGTCGTCGGCCATCATCCCCGTCGGCCACCTTTTCTGGTCGATCTGGAAACGCGACAAGGAAGACCTCAAGGCCCGCGGCTACAGCGTCTCGCAGAGCCAGCGAGGCGATTGGCAGGTCTCTCTCTGGAAGAATCCCAGCCAGCCCGCAGCCAAGCCTGTGCAGGCGCCCACGATTACCCTGCAGGACCTCGACAACCCCGTCGGGCTTCTAGCCTACCAGATCCCGTCTGTGCAGCGTCTGGTGGCCTCCCTGCGTGCGCACGGCGCCGTCCTCGACGCGTCCGATGTCGGCACCGGCAAGACCTACTCCGCGCTGGCCGCCTGTCGCGAGCTCAACCTCAAGCCACTGGTCGTCTGCCCCAAAGCAGTCGTCCCGTCGTGGAAGAAGGCCGCCAAGCACTTCGGCCTCCAGCTCGAGGCCATCAACTACGAGCTCATCCGCCGCGGCTCAACTCCGTGGGCCACGCAGCACACCGACCTCCGCGGCAGCACTACTTTCAACCTCGAACTCTCCGACGGCTGCAACGCCATCATCTTCGACGAGGTTCACCGCTGCAAAGGCCAGTCCTCCCTGAACAGCAAGCTGGTCATCGCAGCCAAGCGCCAGCAGATCCCCACCATAGCGCTCTCAGCCACCGCCGCCACCGACCCCACCGAGATGAAGGCCCTAGGCTACCTTCTCGGCCTGTTCGGCGCCCCCGGCGAGCACTGGTCTTGGTGCGAACGTAATGGATGCCGTCGCGGTGACTTCGGAGGCATCCGATTCTCCGGATCCGCACACCACCTCTCAGGTATCCACTCCCGCATTTTTCCACACAAGGGCACCCGCATCCGCGTGTCCGAGCTGGGTGACGCCTTCCCAGAGACCCAGATCACCGTCCAGACCGTCGAGCTCAACGGCAAGACCGCCGCCATCAACGAAGCCTACCGCCTCGCGCAGGAAGCCATCGACCGAGTCCACGCCAAGCAGGTCACCGACGGTGACAGCCACCTCACCCTGATGCTCCGCGCACGTCAGATCTCCGAGGCAGCCAAACTCCCTCTTCTCTCAGAGCTGACCACCGACGCCGTCGAGCAGGGTCTCTCGGTCGCCATCTTCCTCAACTTCCAAGACTCCATCGACACACTCTCCAACGCCATCAACGACACCCTCGGCGCACATCCAGTCCTCATCCACGGTGGTCAAACCGCCGAGGAACGACAGGCCGCCATCGAAGCGTTCCAGTCCGACAAGGCTCGCGTCATCATCGCCAACATCCAAGCTGGCGGCGTCGGAATCAGCCTCCACGACCTCAACGGCAACCACCCACGACTGGCTCTCATCAGCCCCACATGGTCCGCCGTCGACCTGCGCCAGACCCTAGGCCGAGTCCACCGTGCCGGTGGCAAGTCCAAGTCCCTGCAGCGCCTCGTCTATGCCGCGGGCACCGTCGAGGAACGCGTCGCAGCCGTCGTCGAGGACAAACTCGCCAACCTCGACCTGCTCAACGACGGCGACCTCTCCCAGAAGCCGACCACACCAGCCACCCCCACCGCATGATCGATTCGGCCCCAGCACTGCACCTTGTCGGTGGCATCGGATCGGGTCTGGTCCTCGCCAGCGCATTCCTGCTCCAGCAACGCCTCCAGCCCGACACGCGAGAGCTCATCCTCTGGTGCGGACTCTATCCCGGCACTCTGCTCGCCACGCTCGCCTACGTCGGGCTCCTGCTGTCAATCTGAAGCACATGCCACCCACCCTGACGATCAGCCTCTGCAGTTCGACCGTCATCGTCACACACACCCGCAACGCCACCAGCAAACGCGGGAAACGCGTTCCAGCACACATCGCGGACATCATCCATGCCACCATCCTATGGTCGGAACATCCGGAGATGCTCAAAAAGTGCTCGAGCAACTGCCTGATGTGACGGGCTTTACGCAAAAGCCTAAAAGAAGAGCTTGAAAATTGCGCAGGGAAGGTGAGTAGAATCCGGCACAGCCGGAACGTGGTCGGCTTCGTAGCCACAGGCGCACGAACCGTATGCCGTCCCCCGTGGGCGCGTGGCCGTAAAGCCTGAAGCAGCCCGCGGGAAACAGGGACGCGCATTGCAGACCACCCCTAACTCTCCTTAAAGGAGAGGTGTGTCTATCGCCGACCATCATCAACACACTTCGGCGCCACTGCCTGCGCTGTGCTGCAGCAGCGGATCCTTCAGGGAACCTCCTTCCCTGCGCTGTGCTCCGGTCAGTCGCTCCTCCTGCGCTTCACTGCGCTCGCTTAGTCGCTCCTCCCTAGCTCCGCTACACTCCGCGTCGGTTGCAGATGGCAGGCGGAACGCTAGTCGCCTTTACGGGCGAGCGTCCGCTGCCACTAAAGTCTAGAACGTCCCTCGCGTTAAACCCTCAACCTCGAGTACGCAAAACGTTAAACTGAAGGCACGGTATGCGTTAAGATCGTATGCGTTAAGCTCCCACGGAGGCACCTCGCCCCTCGATGGAACACCGTTGACGATCCCCCACTCACCGTGCAACAAACACCAACAGTGAGCCAGAACACGCAGGAACAGCCCTCCATCCACGTCACCGCCTATGCCTACGGTGACATCCGGTCCGCCGTCCTCACCTCGTGGATCGATCTGGCAGCCCGATTCGCTTCCTCACCCAACCTTCGAGGCCAGCTCCGCATCATCCGCGAAGACGCACTCATCTCCAGATCCCGCTGCCGAGCCACCACCTACTTCCTACAGTCCAACCTCGATGTCTGGGTCCAGATCGATCACGACATCCAGTTCTCAATGGATGACGTCGTCCGCGCCGCCACACTCGCACACTCCCTTCAGTCCGTAGTCCAAATCCCATACCCCTGCAGAGCCCTCCCGCCCAGACCAGCCCATCGCCCCAAAACCGACGCACAACCCCTCGAGAACGACCCTAGCCTCACGCCCATCCTGTTCTTCGCCTCCGGTTGCCTCGCCATCCCGCGTAACGCTCTGGTCAACGCCATCGATCGACTCTCCGATCCCTCCACCCCAGAACCCTTCCGCGTCGTCCACACCAGCGATAGTATGGTCGGCAGCTTCCCGACTCTCTGGATGCCATTCGCCCTAGGTTCGCAAGACGGCCTCGAGTACCTCTCAGAAGACTACGCTGCCTCCGCCAGACTCGCACTCTGCGACGTCCCACAATACGTCATGCAGCCCACCACCCCGCTCCAACACTGGGGCGACTTCAACTACACCCTCGGCAATGGCTAAACCCACCAAGGCCGTCTCGCAGGTCACTCTCGCCAAGTTGGCCAATACCGACCGCAACATGGTGTCTTTGGCCCTCAGAGACGATCCACGCTGCCCACCAGCACTCACAGCCAAGATCAAGGCGCTGGCCCACGAGCACAACTACAGCGTCACCCACCACCCAGACCAACACCATAACTCCAAACTCACTCAGGATATCGCCGATACAGTCGTCGAAGGCGTGCTCACCAACAAGTCCCTAGCCACCATCGCCAACAACACCGGATTGTGCCAGTCCACCGCCCTCAAATTGGTCCGCGGCGTCAAAGTCCCCAAAGATTATCCAGACAACGAAGAAGCGTGGCGCTCGGATGTCACTGGCTTCCTTGAGGTTGCGATCTGGAAGGGAACCCGAAGACTAGCCGATACGGCGATCGAGGAGATTGATGCGAGAACCTTACCCATCTCGCTGGCCGTGGCTATTGACAAGTTAAACACTTTGAAGGGCCAACCCACCTCAATTCACGCATCGTTAACGGTAACGACGAGCCACAGGGACCTGATGAAGGAGCTGGGAACGAAGTCGGGCGCCGCGGTCGTCGACGTCGAAACCAACGCCGAGGTCATGCCGGATGGCTCGTGAGGTGCCTCGACAATAAGTATTATATTTAATTGCCCTTCACCTAATGCCGACCATAAGCCAGACTGATGACAGCGTTAGCGTTAACGTAGGGGGGGAGGGGGTTTCGGCGTCCGCGGGCGAACGAAAGCCGACGCATTGCCCAAAACAAAAAATATCCCCAAATCGCCCTCTGCGCCAGTCGAGATTCGCTCCGCGGAAGTGCTTGGCTTGCGGCACCTCGTTTACCCCTGACCGCGAGACTGGCTACTTCTGCAAGGAGGCGTGCAATACCAAGTGGTGGAACGAGCAGCCCCAGCATCCGGTGATCCCCAAGGTTCGAGCGGACCACCCCAGAGCCCTAGAGTTGCGAGACCAGAGGACGCAGTTGTGTCTGCTCGAGAAGGCGGATCCGTACAACTACGGGTTTGTGCCGGACCACTGGGAGCTGGCGAATCGGGTGTGGGCGGAGTGTGCGGAGCTGTTGATCAGCGGTGGCAACCGTGCGGGGAAGACGTTGTGGGCGGCGCGTCGGGTGGTGGAGACGTTGCTGTCGAAGGAGAACTGCAACGTGCTGTGTTGTCACACGAGCAACGCGACGAGCGTGACGGTGCAGCAGCCTGCCATCTACAACTACCTGCCTGTGGCCCTGAGAGGCACCAAAAAGGGGAAGATCCACTACCTGAACTACAGCCGGAAGAACGGCTTCACGGACGGCAGCTTCATCCTCCCGAATGGCTCTAGGTGTGATTTTCTCAACTACACGCAGTCTGAGAACACGATCGAGGGTCGGGAGGCGGACCTGATTTGGTGCGACGAGCTGGTGCCGCAGAGCTGGGTGGACACGTTGCGGTACCGGCTGGTGACGCGGCGTGGTAAGCTACTGGTGACTCAGACGCCGCTGGAGGGGGTTGCCAGTGTCTACAGGGAGTATGTGGCTGGGGCTAAGATCACCGAGTGGGCGGATGGTCAGTTGTTGAAGGGCAAGCAGGGATTGCCGACGTGGCCGGTTGGGAAGTCGCCTAGGGTGATGCGGCTGGAGAAGCAGAGCAGGTCCACGGTGTTCTTCTTCAGTGAGGACAACCCCTACAACCCGTGGGACGAGATGCGGTCAAAGCTGGTGGGTGCCCCCATGGGGCAGGTGCTGACCAGAGCCTATGGTTGGGCCAGTGACAACATCGGCAAAGCGTTTGCGAGATTCAGAGCGGATAGCCACTGCATCAGCGGGGACAAGGTACCGGAGGGTGGGACGCTCTACATGGTCTGCGATCCTGCTGGCGCTAGGAATTGGTTCTGCCTGTGGCTAATGGTTTACGAGGACGGTAGGCGGATTGTGGTGCGTGAGTTTCCGGATTTTGGTGGGTACGGCGAGTGGGTGCTTCCCTCTGAGAAGGCGGATGGTAAGGCTGGTCCAGCGCAAACGCTGGAGGCTGGAAGAAGCATCGCAGAATATCGGCAACTTTTTCGGCAGATTGAGGATGAGTTGGGGTATGGCGAGCCGGTGATGCGTTTGATCGACCCTCGTGCCGGTGGTAGTCCTGCATTGAGCGATCAGGGTGGCACGACCTTGGTGGACTTGTTGGCGGAACCCAGCGACCACGATGATGGAATGGCGTTTGTGCCTGCGCCAGCGGTGCCTGTGGACCAGCGGACTGCGGCGATCAACAGTGATCTGAGCTTCGACACCACCAAGCCTCTGGGGCCGTTCAACCAGCCTAAGCTCTATGTGGTCGAGGACTGCCACAACCTGATCTACAGCCTCTCGGAGCACACCGGCAGGGACGGGCAGAAGGGGGCCACCAAGGATCCGATTGACTGTCTGGGCATGCTGCTGACGAGCAAGGTCGACCACATCGAGGCGGGCGGCCTGAACAGTCGAGGCGGCGGCGGATACTGATTCACTAAGGGGACACGGATATTGCTTTTTGAGATCATCTGACCAATAGCGAGGACGCGATGGAATACGAGACGACCTACAAGAACTCCGGCGACATCATGGCCCATGTGGGCTCAGAGCCCAACGTGACGGCATTGACCGAGGAGCTGCGACGAGCGGCGACCGACTACGGGATTGGCTCGAGGGTCGAGCAGTCGGAGAACACGCGGTACTGCCGTTGGCAGGGCCAGAGCGAGGATGGCAAGAAGTGGAGTTCCAACCAGCCGCACGGGAAGATGGCGTTTCCGTGGGACGGGGCTTCGGACACGCGGATTCCGTTGGCGGACGAGGTGGTCAATGGATTGGTCGACGTGTGTTCCACGGCTTTTTGGCGTTCGATGCTGCGGGTGGCGCCGACCAACGTGCGCACGATCGATACCTCGGTGACGGCGCATTCGTTGATGGACTGGGTGATGAACCAGAAGCTCTACAACGACATGACCCGCGAGGTTGAGCTACTGAGTCAGTACCTGTGGACCTACGGCTGGGCGGGTGCGCATGTGAGCTGGCAGCAGGAGATGGGTCAGAAGGAGCAGTACGTCACCGTGGAGCAGCTCATGGCCATTGCGGCTCAGAGTCCGCAGGGGAGTGTGCTGGCGGATCTGCCGAACCTGTTGGCAAATCCTGAGGCCACCGATCAGATGGCAGAGCTGCTCATGGCTGCGTTTCCAAATTTGAAGAAGCGCAAGGCATTGGAGTGCGTGAAGGACCTGCGTGAGGAGGGTGAGTGCGACTTTCCGGTGCCGACGATGATCAAGAACGCTCCGAGCATCGCGGCTCTGGCGCCATACGATGAGATTGCGTTCCCGCCGGAGACGACCGACATCCAGAGTGCGCGGGTTGTGTTTCGCCGTTGCTACATGACCGAGGTGGAAGTGATGCAGCATGTGGAGACGGACGAGTGGGACGAGGAATGGGCCAAGCAGGCGATTGCGACTCGCGGCAAGTTCTCGAACTTCAGCGACTACACCTACACCATCGGGCTGACAAACAACGCGTTGCTGGACCGTGAGAATCTGATCGAGGTAGTGTACGGCTACCAGAAGGCATTGGATGAAGACGGTGTTCCCGGCGTGTTCTGCACTGTGTTCTCGCCGCAGGTGGGTGGTGCGTGGGGCAAGTTCGAGCTGCTGGACTACGAGCATGGCCAGTACCCGTTCGTCGTGTGGCGCTCTGAGATCATCCACCGGAAGATCGTTGAGAGCCGTGGTGTTCCTGAGGTCTGCATGACGTGGCAGAACGAGATCAAAGCCCAGCGCGACAGCATCTTCGACTACACCAGCCTGAACACGATTCCGCCGATTCAGGTGCCCAAGACTCGTGGTGGAAATCTGCGGCTTGGACCTGCGGTGCAGATTCCGGTGCTTAGGCCCGGCGAGATTTCGTTCCTGCAGCCTCCGGCTCGTGAGCCAAGCGTGGCCTTCAACTTGATCACCGCCATCGAGACGCAGGTCGATAGGTACTTTGGAAGGCCGACAGAGAAGGTTCCTCCTGCGCTGACCCAGATGCGGCAGCAGCGCATCGTCAACAACTGGCTGCACGGCTGGACCGAGGTGTTCCGGCAGGTGTTGAGTTTGACGCTTCAGTACATCGGCCCTGAAGAGATCGTTCGAGTCACTGGAAGTCCCACGCCGCTGTCCACAAACGTGCAGGATTTCGATGTCAGCCTGAAGTTCGACGTCCGCGAGCTGCAGACAGATCTTGTCACCGAGAAGCTCAAGGCGTTGTCGTCTTTGGTGCTGCCGCTGGACTCGGTCGGAGTCGTGGATCGCTCCAAGCTGGTCGGGCTGGCGCTGCGTGCGATCGATCCGACGCTGGCCAACGAGCTCATCATGCAGGCCGGACCGGCGTCTCAGAAGATGTTCGACGAGACCAACGATGAACTGGGTCTGATTAGCCTCGGTAACCCGCCGAAACTGCGTGAGAACGACCCGACAGCTCAAGCAAGGCTCAACTTTGCCCAGCAGATTCTGCAGGCGAACCCAAAATACCAGCAGCAGGCTCAGAGCGATCCGCTCTTCCAAGCCAACCTGCAGAAGTTCATCGAGAATTTGCAGTTCTCGGTCACCCAACAACAGAACGCCGTCACCGGACGCCTTGGAGTTCCAGCCCAATGAGACTGTCTGAATCCAAAATCGAGGAGATCCTCAAATCTCTCGGCGCCGACGAGCCCATCGTGCAGGCTCTGCGGCAGGTCTTCGCCGATTTCATTACCGACGAGGTGTCTGCAGCAATAAATTCCAACCTCACAGCGGAGGGAAGGGCATACAACTGCGGCAGGGCAGCTTCTGTTAGCGACCTGAAGTCGTTTCTGGCCGATTCGGGTCTCCCACTGGAACACAAAACTCAAGAACAGGCTTGACGCTAGCGTTAAAGCACTGCATTGAGGCTCACAACGTTCTGGGTTTAACGTTAAAACCCTGACTCTGCGCCCGACTTGCAGGGCCTTAAACCAGCATGACCTCCGAAGCACAGAACGGGGAAGCGACACCCCCCCAAAACACGGCACCGAAGATCAACCCGATGACTTTCGACGAGTCGGCGTTGGCAAAACTGTTGGCCAACCGCATGTCGGAGAGCCAACAAACCGTCGAAGAACCGGAGCCAGCAGCCTCGAGTGGGGACGAGCCGGTTGCCGAGGAGACTCAGACCTCCGAGACGTCTGAGGACGGTGGGGAAACGACCGTGGACGAGTCCGGCGAGCAGGAAGCTGCTTCGCAATCAGAGTCAGAGTCAGACGACGGTGTAGCTGCCGAAGACCCTTCGGGTGTTCAGAAGCGGATCAACAAGCTGGTTGCTCAGAAGAAGGAGGCCGCAGCCAAAGCGGAAGCCTTGGAGCGGGAGCTGAATGATGCGCAGAGGAAGCTCGAGGAGCTGCAGCAGGCGCCACCTGTGGCAGCAGTCGGTCAGTCCGACAATCCGTTCGCCGATATCTGGGACGAAGCGAAACTCAATGATGAGTATCGTAAGGCTCGAGATCTTCGGCGGTGGTGCGAGGACAATGCCGATGGCTGCGAGGTCGCAGGGAAGGAGTACAGCGCGGAGGACATCAAGGCCATTCGACGAAAAGTCGAGGACGCGATTGATGTCCACATTCCGACGAGGCACCAGTTCCTGACGACATACAAGCAGGTCAAGCCGGTTGCTGAGACAGTGTACCCGTGGTGGAAGGATCGATCGAATCCGACCTATTCGGAGGCGCAGCAGGTGCTGAGGCAGATGCCGCAGCTTGCGATGTTTCCGGACCATCAGATCGCGATCGGCGACTTCCTCGAAGGCAGACGCATGAGATTGGAACGCCAGAAGAGCAGCAAGGTGTCTAAGGCTCCCGTCAAGGTGGCCCCCAGACAGCCTTCCGCTCCCAAAGCCAGCCCAGTCCGTACCGATGCCGCGGTGACTCAGGCCAAAATTGCGAAGCAGAAGTTCATGCAGACTGGTTCATCGACCGAACTGGCCAAGTTGCTTCAGAGCACACTGCTAAAATAAGGAAACACCATGCCACTGCTTCAACCTACTCAGGCCAACCAGAACTCTTCCGGTTCGGCCATCCGCGAGGAACTCGCCGACTACATCGCCATTGTCGATGCCAAATCCACCGCATTTGTGAGCCAAGCTCCGAAGGGGAGGGATTTGGGAAATGTGCGGTTCGATTGGCAAGTTGACTCTCACGCCGCGCCGATTCTTGCCGGTGTTGTTGACGGCACCGACGTCACTGTCGGCAATGCATCCAACCCTGTCCTGAATCGGGCTCGTCAGAGCAACTTCGCTCAGGCGTTCCGCCGCGATCTGCGCATCGGTTTCATCGCCGAGACCCAGAACGTCGCCGGTGTCACCGACGAGCTCGCCAACGGCATCAGCAAGAAGCTCATCGAGATCAAGCGCGACATGGAGTCGACGTTCCTCTGCACCAATCAGACGGCGCAGGCGGACAACGGTTCAACCAACGCCTATCTCACCTCCTCGCTCGGAAACTGGCTTACCGGCACCCCTGCCTCTGGCAGCGTCGGTCTGCCTGCCACCTACTCCGGCGGCAACTACGGACCGGCCTCCGGCGCCGTCAGCTCTGTCACCAGCGCCGCCCTCACTGAGAGCAGCGTGCAGGATGTGCTGACCGCCATCTACGGTGCGACCGGCGTGTTCCGTTCGTATGATTGCATTCTCGGCACGACCCTCAAGCGTGCCTTCACCAATCTCACCGCGGGTTCCACCTCGGTGACGTTGAACAGCAACACCATCGCTGCGACCGCGGTCCGTACCTTCAATCAGGACCTCTCCAGCGACACGTTCAAGTCGTCCATCGATATTTTTACCGGCGACTTTGGCACCCTTCTTTTGAGCCCGACGACCTTCTTAGGATCTCGCAACACAGGCACCTCTCCGGTGAGCCTCAGCAATCAGGCGTTCAAGGGTTATGTGATTCCGATGGACATGGTCGAAATCCGCTACTGCAAGCTGCCTGAGGTCAAGGACCTGCCTGACGCTGGCGGTGGTCCTGCTCGTTTGGTCCAGACCATCGCTGGTTTGGTCGTCAAAAATGCGCAGGGATTTGGCATGTTCAACGGCGCGTCCTAATCCTAAATCTCAAGACGGGGAGCATCTGCCAAGGTGGTGGGTGCTCCCTTTTTTCTATGCCAAACACCAACCCAATACTCAGCAGCGCACTCGATGGGATCCCTGAACACATGCACCACGCAGTGCTCAAGGAACTCAAGACCGGATACAACAAGGAGCTCGTTCATGCGGAGATCCATCAGAAACGGATCGCCAAGCAGTCCGAGAAGATCCATAGGTCGATAGATGGGGTTGGTCAGCTTCGCATGCGCGTGGACCCCACCTTGTTCCATCATTGGGGGCAGAAACTGGGATACGAGTGCTGGCGCGATAACGGGTTCCTGCGAGAGGTGGAGCGGGACAACCCTGAGGTGCGCGTGAAATGTGGGGGAACGCGGTTGCAGTTCGGATATGCACCCACCAACACTCGATTCCACAAGAAGTACTGAGCCATGGCGCAGCAAGTCATCGACGTTGGAACGGCAGCGAATGACGGGACAGGGGATCCCCTTCGCAATGCCTTCATCAAGTCGAACAGCAACTTCACCGACCTCTACAACCTCGTCAGTGCGGCTGGCGCTCCTGTCAACGCGGAGTATCTGGTCAAGTCTGTAAATGGGACGCTGACGCTGGAGCGTGTGGTGGGTGATTCCACCACGGTGGTTGCCAACTGGGCCACCGCTGGGCAGGTCACTTTCGAGCGTGCTGCGCTCATCGGAGACGTCACGGCCACGGCCAACAGCAACGCCACGACGATTGCCAATGGGGTTGTCACGACGGCCAAGCTTGGTGGAGACATCACAACCGCAGGCAAGGCCCTGTTGGACGATGCCACGGCCTCTGCGCAGCGCACCACGATGGGGGCAACCACCTATGTCCACACGCAGGGCACTTCAGCCAACCCGTGGGTCATCAACCACAACCTCAACGCATACCCGACTGCGTTTGTGATGAACCCGCTAAACCGTGGTGGATACGTTGAGGTCGAGTATGTCGATGCCAACACCTGCAAGATCCATTTAGCCGGAGCGCAAACCGGAACAGCTTACCTGAATTTCTAACCTCACGACACAATGGCAATCCCGTTCCTCAACTCGATCACCCTTGGCAAGAATCAGGTCCAAGATTTTTGCGTCTTCAACTACGCGGGCGATCCGACGCCACTGACATCAGCAGGTGACTATGGCTACTTCTGGCTGAACACCACCGGGGCAATGACCCTGAAGTGGTGGGACGGTGCCAACATTCGATCACTGGTCGACTCCACCAACATCAGCAGCTTCACCTCTGGCCTCGCTACGGACCTTGCTGGCGGCGGTGCCGGTCAGGTGGTCTATCAGAACGGCTCGAATGATACCCAGTTTTTAGCCGCTGGAACTGCGGGTCAGGTGCTGGCTAGCAATGGCTCTAGTGCTCCGAGCTGGCTGCATCAGTCGAGTCTGAGTGTCGGGTCGGCCACTACCGCCACCACGGCCAATGCTGTAGCCAACGCCCTCACAGCGGGAACCTACCTCACCTCTGGTGGAACCTATGACGGCTCCGTTGCCCGTACATTCGCTGTAGACGCCACCGACGCCAACACGGCCAGCAAGGTGGTTGCGCGTGATGCCTCTGGAAACTTCGCTGCTGGAACGATCACAGCGGCCACGGTCACTGGACTCTCGGCTCCAACGCTGGGTTCGGATGCGACCAACAAGGACTATGTTGATGGCGTGGTTCAGGGGTTGGACATCAAGGCGAGCTGCTTAGTTGCCACCACCACCGACATCACGCTCTCAGCTCCGGGTGCGGTCACTATTGACGGCGTCTACTCGGCCACAGACTTCACCACGGGCGTCACCCGCATCTTGGTCAAGGACCAGTCGGCTCCTGCGGAGAACGGCATCTACATCTGGCAAGGCCCGGCTGCGGCAATGACCCGTTCGGCGGATGCCAACACATGGGACGAGCTGGTTGCTGCCTTCACGTTTGTTGAACGAGGCACTGCAAACGCCGATTCCGGTTGGGTTTGCAACGTCAACGCTGGCGGCACTCTGGGCACCACGGCAGTCACTTGGACCAAGTTCTCTCAGGCTGGTTCCTACACTGCCGGCAACGGCATGGTGCTGTCGGGTGGAGCGTTTAGCTTTGCTCAGAGCAGTGCCTACACGGCGGGTCGGATTCCATTTGCCAGCAGCACCTCGGCGATTGGGTTCAGCGCCAACCTCTTCTGGGACAACACCAACAACCGCCTCGGCATTGGGACGGCGTCGCCTAATTACAACTTACATTCCGTCATAGCATCTGGGTTTTCTGGTGCATTCCGATCTAGCACTGCTGCGGTTGGCGGAATTCTTTGTGGGAATACCGTTGGGGATTTGATTGTTGCAGTCGATGCGTCCGGCAATGGGCGACTGACTGCTGATACTTCAAAGTATCTTGGTCTAGGTTCAAACGGAATCAATGATCGGGTTGTTCTCGACTCCAACGGCCACCTGCTTCTCGGAACGACGGTCAACCCTGCATACGGGCGAACGACATTTGTTTGCCATGGAACGACGGGTGGAATTGTCCGCGTGAGTGGTCCGAATGCGGTTGGCTTGTTCGCCACATCAAACACAGACAACAGCCTGATCGCGGGAACGACGACCAATCATCCGTTCTATTTCATAACCAACGACACCACCAAGCTCACCCTCGACTCCTCCGGCTACCTCTACACCGCCGCTAATGGGCGCATTGGCGTGGGGGTGGTGCCGACGGCTGCTCTCGATGTAGACGGTCAATCAAATCTACGCGGGACTGCGACGATAAGCGGTGGTGCCAGCAATGCAAGGCGTCTTGGTTTTGACGCGTCAGGAGTT